AACATTTATTATGACTTCAAACGAACTAAAAGAGTTGGTAAAACAACACTTCTCATTAACTGAGGTTCAAGACGAGGCTACTAATGAAATCTTTGGTGAAATCAAAGATATCAATGGTGCCTTTACATTATTGTTTGAAGGTGATGTTTTAGAAGTAGGTAAAGAAGTGAAAGTTAGAACTACTGATGGGCAAGAACTCTCAGCACCAGATGGATTCCACGAACTAGAAAACGGGATGATGATTAAAACCGAAGGTGGAAAAGTAGTGGAAATCACTGAAAAGACTGAAAACGAAACTGAAACCGAAGAAGACGAAATGGCTGAACAAATCAGCGAAGTGGAAGGTGTTGAAGTAGAAAAAATGGCAGAAGCTGAAGTAGAGGTTGAAGAAACTGAAATGGAAGTATCGCCAATGGTTGAGGAAGTTGCTGTTGCTGTTATTGAAGCTGTTAAAGGTGAAATCGAATCTATGAAAAAAGATATGGAAGAGATGAAGCGTAAGATGGCTGAGATTGAAGAAGCACCCGCTACTATGAAAACTGAACCAGAAGTAAAAATGTCGAAAGACAACAAAACAACAGCAGAACCATTTAACAAAGCACGCTTTGAGATGGTAATGTCTCGTGCCCTTAACAAGTAAAACTAAACATTAAAAAGAAACGAAAATGAGTTTAAACGTATCCGCCTTAAATGACTTCTCAAATGAAGTAGCAGGCAAAATCGTTCCCAAAATCGTATACACAGGCAACACTGCCGAGTATACTTCGGTTCAAGAGGGAATCAAATATATTGAACCACTTAACCTATTCGAGGTAGACTTAGAAGTTCAGTCAGGCTATGGCTGTGCTACAACCCCATCGGGTTCAGCTACCTTCTCACAACGCAACATTCAAGTATGTGGGCGTCAATCATTTGACAGCTTGTGTTTGAAAGACTTAGATACTAAATACTTAGGTATCTCTTCTTTGGACAGAGGTTCTTACAACACTACTTGGAAGTTAGCTGAAACTTACAGCGAGTTGATTACTAACCAAATGAAGAAGAAAAACGATATCTTCTTGTGGCAAGCAGTATCAGGTTCAGCTGGTGCTTGTGCTGATGGTTTGTTAGCATTAACAGCTACAGGTTCAGGTGTTGTTGAAGTTCCAACTTCTACTACAGCATCTTTGACTGATATGGACGCAATGATTGAAGCACTACCTGCTGATGTAGCAGATAGAGACGATTTGACATTCTTTATGAGTGTTGGAAACTTCCGTAAGTTTGTTGCTTCTGTTCGTTCAGCTAACTCTTACTTCTTTAATCCTGACTCGATTTCAAATCGCGGAGGTGTATTGGATATGGTTTACCCATACCAAAACGTTCGTGTAGTTGGAACTGCTGGTTTAGGCACGTCAAATCGTATGATTTTGGCACCTGCCCGTCAAATCGTAGTTGGAACTGACTTAGTAAGCGACGTAGATAACTTTGCTTTATGGTATGACATTAACACAGATAGCTTGAGACACAGATTGTCTTGTAAGTTGGGTGTTAATATTGCTTACCCTGAGTTCGTTGTTTCAAACTTAGCGTAATCATTAACTATTTGTTTAACTAGATAAAAGAAAAAAATATGTCAACTTGTGATATTTCATCAGGATTTACTTTAGGCTGTCGCGATAATAGCGGTGGTATTAAGAACATTTACATTTTATCTGGTTCAATCGACACCATTACTGACGCAAGTGAAGGTTTAATCAATGGTATTACTGGTTCAGGCGACTTCTATAAGTTCGAACTTTTCCGTCAAACCAGTGATTACACAGAAACCATTACTTCAACTCCAGAGAATGGAACGATTTTCTACGAACAAGCAGTTAATGCTGTTTTCTTCAAACTACAATCTAGCACTCGTAATCAAATGAGAGTGTTAGCGAAAAACCCTAACCTAAAAGTTATCGTTGAAACCAACAATGGTTCAACTGACGGAGTAGGTAAGTTTTTCTACTTAGGACAAGAGAATGGTTTACAGCTTACAGGTGGAACAGGTGCTACAGGAACAGCATTTGGCGACTTGAACGGCTACACGCTGAACTTTGTAGGACAAGAACCAGAACCCGCTAGCGAAGTTAGTGGAAGCGATTTAACGGCAGTATTGTCAGGAATCGGCATCGGTTAATAATAAACCGATTACCTCGTAAAAGAGGATTTATTATATAGTTTGGAAGGATGGGTTGAAATATACCCATCCGCCCCAAACATTAAGCATCAAGAACTATGCTAAAACTAAACAAGTCCAACGACACCCAAACATTAGCTATCCATTTGGATACAACTGCGTCTATAGA